AAATCTATAGTAATATTTATAACTTGAATCTACTCCAGCAAAACGAAGAGCTGGTGCCTCTAATCCATCTAAGTAATAGGCATTACCTGATCCTTGTCCTTGATACGGGTGATTCCCAGATTTACTTGCAACTTTTACAGTAATTATTTTAGGTGCACTTGACGATCCATACTCTTGTGGAAATGGCAAACCAACTTTAGAAGCAGGCATCGTACAAAATACATCTTTAGTTCCTGATGAAAAGTTTACAGCAGCGTCACTATTAGAACTATTAATAATATATGTTCTAGTAAGTGCATCACCGTCAGCATCAAGTGTTCCAAAACCTACTTCAAACTCAGCCGCACTTTGATGAGCAATTGCATAGTATGTAGTATTACTACCACCTATACCAGTTGCAAAAGTTTCAAAGCCAGCCGTAGCGCTTCCTAATGCGAAGACGCCTGTGCCTGCAGTGGTCGAAGTTACCTTGACCCGATCGTTAAGGATAAAAGCCATTTAGCTTCTCCTACGAAATTCTTATAATAGCGTTACTAGTGTCAGCAGTTGGAAACTGTACAGTAAATGTTCCGTTACTTGCAGTAAAGTCACCACCAAACGCTAATATACAAACAGCATTAGTAGTGTTTGAAGCACCTGCAGTTGTTGTATTATAAATCATTGCTCCGTTAGCTGTAAAACTTGCAGATGTGAATTGTGCGTCTGCAAAATCAACAAATGCTGTTGAAGCTCCAGATGAACTTGTTACACCGTTATTAGTTAAAGCTTTACCACCTGCTGTGTAAGCAGATCCTGAAGCGTTAGTAATTTCATTTGATGTACTGTATGCAGTAGTTGATGCACCCAAGGAAGCTGATGATGTGAACAAAGCTAGCTTGAATGTATGACCACCTGATGCAGCAAAACTATGCTTAGCTTCTAAAAGTTCCCCTTTAAAAGTATTACATATAGCCGAATTAATTGCCATTTTATATCTCCTTTATGGTTGTTTCGATTCCAGAGGAAAACGAATAACACCATCATAGTATTCATCTCGTCTTCTTCTACCTTGTTGTTCGAGTTGCAAGCCTTGTAATGCTTGTTTGTAGCCTTGTTCATAGTATTGAAGCATATTATCAGGCCCCTTAAGAAATCTAAATGCTTCACAAAGTGCAGCATAAAGTAAGACTTTTGGAGCATTTGTACTCACCCACGTTTCTGTGTTTGAGCTTGATAATCCGTCTTCTTGCTTGTTCAAAGCTAATTCTATATTATATGCAGAATTTGGTGTTGGTGCAAGATATATTGTATCTTGATCCCACATCGCATAAAATTTTGGTTGAGCTGTCGTATCACGATTTGGCCAATATTCATTCATGTAAGTAATATCTTTTTGGTATAAGTAATATCTTGTAGGACTAGCAGGATCATATATCTGAGCTGATCTTATAAAAGCTAATTGTCCTGTATTAGCACCTGGTAAAGATACAAATGGTACACCTTGAGTTAATGTGGCATACTGATAGGATCTAAACTTATCTAAATCTACATCTCTAAATATTCTTTTTTCTGCATGTTCAATAAAATCATTAACTATTATATCAGATAAAACATCCGAGGATGTTTCCGTATAATCTCTAATTTGTGTTACTAGTTCTGAATATGTAGTCATGATATTATAACCTCTACTTTACCTAAAAATGATTTAATTTCTATGTCTTTATTATCCTCTACTGGCATCATGCCATTTGATTCAAATATATTACCTGCATATAGATTAATACCTAACATAACCTTTGCACTAACTACTTGAGGTTTTGCATACTGTAAAGATTCAGGATCATTTATTACTGATAGTGGTTCTAATTGTGGGTGTTTAGCTTCAAACTCACTTGTATGAACCCATGATCCATTCCACTCTTGAACCATTTCATTATAAGGAAAAGCTAGACCTGATCTATCAGATATTCTTTTTGCAAATCTACCTGAAGCGTATTTGCCCATTTAAACTCCTGGTAAATAAGTTTTAGGTGTTAAAAATAAACTTGTTCTTTCACCGTCTTGAGCTGCAGCTCTTTGAAATTCATCTTCGTATACTTGTTTTAATAACTGAAGTCTTTCTGGAGTTCTTTTCATAGATATGTAATAAGCTAATCCAGCAGTTAAACATGGAAGAAATCGAAAAGGAACTTGAGAATTATTCGTGTAGTCCCCAGAATCAAACATCCGAACAAGAGCATAATAACGTAGAGTGTACGTTACATCTGCTGCAGGATATAGAAATAGTTTTGGGTTTATCGTACGTTCAAAATAGTATTGAGTTGGCCTTCCGCTGGTACTTTTAACAGCATAATTTAAATACGTTGATCTACTAATTGAAGAAGCAGAAAAATCATTATTATTACTATCTCTAATTACGACGTCTGTAATATCTACTATTTGTTGTGAGTCATTTGCATTAGCACCAAATAAACTTGTACCTGAAAGACTTTGAGTAGTTGCAGGTATAGTTTTTTCTTGAAGCTGTATAGTCCAAAGATTTAATCCTCTATTAGCCCATTCAGCTAACATGAGATTAAGAGAACGTCTAGCGGTCTTTATATCGTATCCACTACGTATTTGAAGACCGCATCGTTCGTAAGCTTCTTCTGCTATGTCATCAATTGACAAATCAAAATTTGCTGTTGAAGCGTAAGTTGGCATTACTTCTTCTTCTTACCTTTTTTAACTTTTTTCTTTTTACCCTTCATAATCTTACCGCCACGTTTCATAGCCATAGGATCTTTCATCATACCGCCACCACGTTTTTTAATAGCGCCACCACGTTTCATCATAGCTTGTTTTTTTTTACCCATCATGTTGACCTCCGAATATTCGTCTATAGGTTTTCTGTCTAGATACCACAACGTCTTGATAGTATCCTTTTGGCCACAACTTATAGTAACCAATTCTGTGTAATTTATCAGAAGCTTCCTGTAATTGCGAGAACTTTTGTATTAACATCATAGAATACTGTAAATTACTCTCTACAGTAGGGGTGTCCCCATTTGGAGAGACAAGAAACTCTTGCTCCTCCTCGTTTGCTGGATTGAGGGGATGAAAACCCATAAAAAATATATCCTTTTTATTATACCATTCATTGTACGCATCTATAATATCTTGAAATTCCTCTAAAGAATAATTAAAGTATGGATCACAGAATATCAATATTTCATGAGTAGAAAAATCTAAATGCTTCAATTGAGCATTTAATTCTGATTTATACCATTTATGTTTTCTTTTTATTTCAACTAATGCTTTATTTTCTTTCCAGGTTTTCTTGGCAAAAGGACATGCTGGATAACCACCTAAATGTTTATTAGGTATTTCTAAAAAATGCTCAGACCACTTACGTACGTCTTTTTTTATTTCTTTTTCTAATCGCATCTTTACCCTTTTTAAATATATTAACTACTTGAGATTTACCCATAACCTTAGCTCTTTGTTCACCTACTGTTAAAATTTGAATTTTTCTAGCAAAAGGCTTGTTGACCTTTTTAACTTTTGCCACCGTTCTCCTAGCATCAGCAGGAGTAGCAAACTTGATAGACACAGTATCACGTGGATTCTCATCCGTGTAAAGTCTCCTGCCACTGCCTTTTGGTTTTTTACCCGTGCCAACTCTAGGATCTTTCTTTTTCTTGGTCATCTAACACCAATAAATCTTAATCCTCTTTGAGCCATACCTCCGCCTGCAGCTTTAGCAAATGTTTTTACATTAGTTGGTTTACCACCAACACCTTGAGCTTTACTTCTTTTTCTTGAAACAGCAGATTTTCTTTGACCCTCAGTCATACGATTGGCTTTTGCTCGTGGTACACACTTAGGATATTTTCTTTTGGCATCTCTTTTTTGTTTTGATCTACCACACTTAGAAAAGCCTCCGCCTTTCTTCTTAGAACCGATATCAACCCAGTCCTGTTTAAACCATTTATCTAAACCTTTGTGACCAGACATTATCTTTTTTTAGTTTTTTTTCTTTTTTTCTCCATGATAGCACCACATCCTTTTGCTATGCCACCTTGTTTGTAATTTGAAACTTTTTTTCTAGCTTGAGATATTTTATTAAAATCTATTATCTCTCCACCCATAGCTTTTTTAGGACCTCTAAAATCTTTTCTTTTAACACCACTTGGATCTTTAATTTTACCAGCACACACTCTTGAAGCATAAGCGTTTGCATATGCACTAGGATAAACTTTAAACTTTCGTTTAGCTGCGGCTTTACCTCTTGGACATAATTTGGTCATCCTTGTCCCCTGTATTTAACGTACTGTCTTCTTTTGTTTTTGTTCTTTGGCCTACTGCGTGGAGAACGCCCTATACTAGTTCTTTTTTTGATCGGTGTAAAGTATTCGTTAGTAGGTGGTTTAGCCATACCTACATTTGTGATAAAGGGTTTTCTAATGCGAGTTTTATTCTTTTATCTATTTTCTCTTCTAGCTCAGTCATGGCTTGTTCCAACTTACCCTTTAATAGTTCCATGTCTTCCTGAATGTCCTTCGTGGTTTGTCTTAACTCCTGGTTGGTTTCTCTCGAATCTTCTTTGACCAACTGTTCAACATCATTTACAATTTTCTCTACTCTTCTTACATCTTGTCTTAAATCATTTTTTAATTCATTAGCTACATCAGCTACAAGTCTAATTTCTTGCATCATCATTTCCATTTCGGACATAAGCATTTCTACTTCTGTTTGTATAAGATCAGTCTTGCTGTCCATCTCTTCTTTCATAACAGCAATATCTTTATCAAAACCAGAAAGATCAGGTGCTACGTATTCTTGTATCTGCTCTTTCATTGTAAGATAATCTTTGTAAAATTCAAAACCGCCCCATAGTGCTCCACCAGCTGTAGTTAAAGCTGTGAGTATGACAAATATTTTGCCACCTTTAAATTTTATTCCGCCTGGTAATTCTACTTCTGCCATTGTAAATCTATCATATCATTCATCATAGCATCACTTCCACCAAATAAATACCATTGTGCTGTGTTGTTATTTTGTATTTCTGCATCTGGCATCATATAGTCTGTAAAGAAATCTAATCGATCCTCCAACTGTTTTTGTGATTCAAAAAAGGTTTTTGTGTCACCTAATACTTGCATCACAATTAAAGTTTTTAACTGATTTGATGAATCATATCTACC